GCCGGTTCACGGCCAGCATTACCTCGGCGGTGGCCGTCAACCCCGCCCTGCAGGAATGCGATGCCGGCACGATTCTGGCCGGTGCCCTGCTGGGTGAAAGCCTGAACCTCAGCCCGTCCCCTCAGCTGGGGCAGTACTACCTCGTGCCTTTCAAGCAGAAAGCCAAGTATGACCGCAACAACAGGCTGATCCGCCCGGAGAGTGTCACGGCACAGTTTGTTCTGGGCTATAAGGGCTACATCCAGCTGGCCTTACGCAGCGGCCAGTACAAGGATCTGGATGTTATGGTCATCAAGCAGGGCGAGTACCTCGGCAAAGACCCGGAAACCGGAAAAGCCAAATTCCAGTTCGTCGAGGATGACGATCAGCGTGACGCGTTGCCCACGGTTGGGTATATGGCCTACTTTGAGTACCTCAACGGCTTCCGCAAGGTGTTGTATTGGTCGAAAGAGAAAATGATGACCCATGCCGATACCTATTCCAAGGCTTTCAGCCGTAAGAACTACGAAGACCTGCTGGCTGGCAAAATCCCGGAGAGCGAAATGTGGAAGTATTCGTCCTTTTGGTATAAGTCGTTCGATGACATGGCAAAGAAAACCATGCTTCGACAGCTTATTTCTCGCTGGGGTGTTATGAGCATCGAGATGGCCAAAGCCTTTGAGAGCGACAACACCGTGTCTATGGTGGACGGCAATGGCGAAATCGTCACCGAGCCGGAACCGATGCCTGGTGCATCCGAACAGCCGGAACTGCATACCGGGAAGCCTGAGGTGGGCGATGGGCAGGCATTGCCCCATGTGGACATTGCTCAGAGTGAACCCACGACCGCCGAGCCGGTGGTTGACCTCAGCTCGTTATGATCGACTACAACATCATCGCAACTGGCAGTAAAGGCAATGCGGTGGTGATTGACCAAAAAATCCTGATTGACTGCGGCGTGTCTTTCAAGGCACTGTCAAAAGTATACCGGGCGTTGAAGCTGGTTCTGCTCACTCACATTCACAGTGACCACTTCCAGCCGACAACGCTCCGGCTTTTGGCAGAAAACCGCCCCACGCTCCGTTTTGCGTGCTGTGCATGGCTGTGCAAGCCGCTGGTGGATGCAGGGGTGCCGGTCTCGCAGATTGATGTTCTGGAGCCGGGGCACATGTATGGATACGGCATCTGCAACGTCAGGCCCGATATGGTCAAGCACAATGTTCCGAATTGCGCTTGGAAAGTCTGGCTCCCATCAGGGAAGCTGTTTTACTGCACAGATATGAACAATTTGAACGGCATCACGGCTCCGAACTATGACCTGTACATGGTGGAAGCTAACTACGATGACGCGGAAATCCAAGCCAAAATTGCAGAGAAAAAGCTGAACGGTGAGTACATTTACGAGCTGGGCGTGCTGCACAACCACATGAGCCTTGCCAAGATCAATGACTGGTTATATGCCAACATGGGGCAGAACAGCGCCTATATCTATATGCACTGCCATCAGGACAAGGAGGATGCCACATGACCGGACGGCTGGTGGACATGGCTTTTACCCTCGGCGGGAAACAGCGGGTCACGCTGGAAATCAACGGCGACTTCCGTGAAATCTGGGACAAGCTCCATCAGGAGCAGGTTCTGGACGTAGAAATCAAAAAGCACAGGGAAAAGCGTAGCCTGTCGGCAAATGCGTATTTCCACGTTCTGTGCAACAAGATTTCTGCAGAAACCGGCGAGAGCGAGGATGCTGTGAAGCGGCGGCTCGTGGTTTCGTATGGAGCGCTGGCCCGCGATAAGGACGGCAAGCCTGTTGGCCTGAAACTCCCGCCGACCGTAGATCCCAGCGACTTTTACCCCTATGTCCGGCTCTATGAAACCCGGCAGGAAAACGGCAAAGACTACTCCTGCTATTTTGTCTACAAGGAAAGCCACAAGATGGATTCAAAGGAATTTGCCCGTCTTGTGGACGGCGCAATCGAAGAAGCCAAGGAACTGGGCATCCAGACGGATACCCCGGAACAGCTGGCTCGTTACAAAGAAGAATGGTCGAAATGACCGGAAAGGAAAAATTATGAGTACGTATGGCGCAAGACCGGAAGTTATTGCAATTCCGGTGGATGAGTACAAGGAATTGCTGGCAGCAAACACGGAGCTGAAAATCATTTATCACAAGTTGGAAAGCTGCACTATTACCACGGAAAAGTACACATTTCACGAGTTCGTTCAGAACATGCATGATGCGTTGCATTCGGTGGAATTGGACGCTGAAGCTCCTGCCCCTGTCATTCCGGGCATGGTTGAACCTTTGGCGGCGATGCACGCGCAGGGAGCAGAGAGGTTGACCGATGCTGAACAGCTGTGATTTTCAGGGGCGGTTCGCCGCTGATCCTGAACTGCGGACCACCCAGACGGGAAAGCAGGTGGCAAGTTTCCGCATGGCGGTTGACCGGGACATGGTTGATGCCAACGGCCACCGCCCTACGGACTGGCTCACCTTTACCGCATGGGGCAAGACGGCGGAGTTCGTCAGCAAGTACTTCCGCAAGGGGAGCGCCGCTGTGGTTCATTCCCGCTGCCAGACGCGGCAGTATGAGGATAAGAACGGCAACAACCGCACGGCGATTGAGTTCGTGGTGGACAACATCTATTTTGCCGGGCCGAAGCAGGACAACCAGCAGGGGACCGTGGATGATGGCGGGACGAACCCGCCACCGGCAACCTATCGGAACCAGCAGCCGCAGCCCCAGCAGATGGGCTTCGCCACCCAGAGCCAGCGCCAGCAGTGGCAGGGGGCGGCCGATCATCCCGGCAATGTTCAGGTCAGCCAGAGCTTTTCTCAGGGCAGTGACGATGATTTCTCGGTTCTGGACGATGCCGATGATCTGCCGTTCTAAGGAGGTTCATTGATGGCAACTGGTAAACGGTATTACTGGATAAAGCTCAAAGATAGTTTCATGTCATCGGATGAAATTGACTATCTTATGAGCCAGCCAGACGGTGCCAACTATGTTGTTCTCTATCAAATGCTGTGTCTCAAGACCATCAATACAAACGGTTGTTTGGTTTCAAAAATCGGAGAAATGCTCATTCCCTACGATGCCGAAAAGATTCAGAGGGAATGCAAATGGTTCCCTCTGTCAACCGTCCGTCTGGCTCTGACTGTTTATAAACAAATCGGCTTGATTTTTGAAAACCCGGACGGAACACTGTCAATCTCTGATTATCAGAACATGATTGGCAGTGAAACCGACTGGGCGGCGAAAAATCGCAGAATTCGTAGTAATGCTGCGAACAAGGAGCTACAAGAGGGACACGACACTGGACACACAAGTGGACACAATGTGTCCAGTGATGGTGGGGAAAATGTCCCTACAGAGAAAGAGATAGAGAAAGATAAAGAGATAGAGAACAGAGAAAGAGTAAGAGATAACGGTAGTACGGCTGTTGATGCTGGGCTGTCTGAGATTATCCGCTCTTTCGAGGACAACATTGGCAGCTTCCCCCCGGCGGCGAGTGATGCCCTGATGGGCTGGCGGGAAATCTTCACGGATGACCTCATCCTGCTGGCTATCAAAAAGGCTGCACTGGCCGGGATTCGCAAGTGGAACTACGTCAACGGCATCCTGAAAGCATGGAAAAATGAGGGCGTGAAAACCATTGGCGATGTGCAGTCCCGTGATGAGCGGCGCAATCCCCCGGCGGGTCAACAGCAAAAGCCCTCCGCCAAGGATGATTATGATGCAATTTTCGGAGGTTTAGGATGACAGTTGAATGTTTGAAGAATGCGCTGGCACTGATTGAAAACTACTTCGGCCGGCCGCTTTCTACCGATGAGCGCACGGCGCGGTCGCAGATTTACGCCGCCGCGCTCAAAGACATCCCGGATGATGTGGCCGCGGCGGCTTTGACAAAAGCGCTGACGGTGTGCCGGTATCAGAACCAGCTGTTGGTTGACTGGTGCGCAGAAATCCGCAAGTTGCAGAGCGCCGGTCAGCCTACAGCAAACGACCTGTGGACGCAGGCCATCGTTGCCGCCCGGAAGATTGAGCGGAACCAGTACTATGCCACCCACGGCGGACTTGTGACGGCCACCGGGAAGCTGACCGCAGAGGACTTCCGGGCAGAGAACAGGAGCATCTTCGGTGCCTTGCCTGCCGCTGTGCGGGAATGGGCTGGCTCCCCGGCGGGGCTGGTGGATGCCCTTGACCGCTCCAATGCGGATCTCTTGCAGTACGTCAAGCCCGGTTTTGTCAAGGCAGTGGATGCTGCCAAGGATGCGGATCGGATGCCCCCGGCACTGCCCAGCGGGGCAAAGGCTCAGATTGGAGGTTGAAATGCAGTTTCGTTCTATCGTGTCGTTGGCCTGTGCAGTCAGCCTTTTTACCGGCAGCGCTCTTGCCAGCGCGGTCTATGCCCGCCGGGTGGATGAACTCACCATGGAGAGGGACATTTACGCCAGCCGGGAAGAAAACTGGATGAACAAGGCCGTGGAGCGCAAGGAAACCATTGAGCAGTTGCAGACCGAGGTTGAGCAGCTCACGGACACCATTGCCGCAGATCAGAGCATTGCCCTTACATACGCAGGGGAGTTTCACTGCACAG